TGCGCGGGAGACCGCGCACCGTCTTGAGGGAAGTTCTCCTCAACTGGCGTGGCCAGTCGACAGAGTGTGTCTTCCCAGAAGACATAGTCGTAAGATCGACGCGCGCTCTCAAGGGCAGCGGTGGTTCGCCACCGTCCCTCTTGTTAGCGTAGTTGGCCAATGCACAGCCGAAGGACTGAGCAGGGTAGCCAAAGTTGGTAAGGAGCCTATGGACGGGTCACAATCCGAAGAACTCGGATTCCAGGTGAAATAATCCTGGGACCCCTACCGTAAAGGTAGAAAGTAAGTGGGCCTGCTAGGGGTCTGGTTGAGTACGAACCCTTCGTATTCGTAATGTCCCCAGAACCTAGTTCGTGTACGTTGTACACTTACTCCATGGGAGTATGCTGATAGGGTGGAATCTTGATAGACGCTGCAAGCGGGATTACCTGCGCGTGGCTCTGTCAAGGGGAAGCCCTGGAACAGAAACCGTATACAACTTTCGTTGTTTACCCTGGTGGTACCAATGGGGTTGAGCTTTGCTGAATTGCAGAAAGCTCTGGTGCTTAGCACTGGGGCGGGGTTGCATTATAAGGAGGCTTGATAGCCAAAGGATCCCACCAACGATTCACCATCGTCTCCTACTCGGAGGACCTGCGGCCCCAGAAACCCGTCTGAGACGGATATGGGAAACCGAAGGCTAACCAAGGTGCTCACGGCCCGAGGCCTCATAGATATTATTATGAACAAATTATTATTTGACCTAATACGTCTAAGAGACCGTAAGGTGCGCGTATCAAACGTTAGTTGGTCACCAGATCTAAAAGTCTGGCGTAACTGGTTGAAACCCGGCATCAGCTGGGTGAGACTGGTTACGGGAGGTGTCTCGAGAAGTTGGGTTATCCAATTGTCTGTCTTTGCCAAACTATGTGTGCGACTTGCCAGAGGGCAAGGTATCAAGGGCTTGGTTCTATACCTCAAAACCGCTCAGGTTGTGCTTATGCAGAACCTGAAGGGATCTAAGCTTAAATACCAGACCCGAGCAATCGGGAAGGTAGCAGTATCGCGCGCCGCTGATGGGCTTCCGCGTTGTATTCCTCGCTTTGCGAGGGATCAAATAAGACGGGGGAACACGGTGACGTTGCGGCTGTGGCTAACGTTCTTTGGTATATACCGTATTCTTCAATTCGTGGGTAAACCTAAGTTCCATACGATTACTACAAAGGGAGCTCCGCTCACTCTGCAGTTTCGTAAAGAATGGTCTTCGTATATTAAGACTGGGTTCCTGCCTATGGTTGAATCCTTTACGGGAACGCGTCTTCGGGGACTCAGCCCTGCTGAGGCCCTGAAGAGGCCAGAACCGCTCGGGATACACTCTGCGTCAGCAGATAGCACAAAGCTGGAAGTACGGGGTCCAGATGGTGAACTAATTCGTACTCAGTACGATAGCTCGTTCGCTAGTCGCTTCAATTCAGCGAACCGCTGGGTTGAGGGTTCATGGGGCTGGGACCTGTTCGTATATCTCTCGTTCCTAACGGGAGGTGTAGGGACAACCAAGTCAATATGGACGCAGATGGAGGAAACCGCGTCAATCCGATCACGGTGGTTAGGGGTCGACCGTAAGGTCGCTCCCAAGGACTTCTCTCCGAGAGGTTCAGACTACAATGGTCGGCTGGCGTGCCTTCCCGAGCCTGCAGGCAAGGTGCGAGTAGTCGCATTAGTTGACTACTGGACCCAAGCCGCTCTCTTTCCGCTCCACGATTGGTTGTTCGAGGTACTACGGGAGATCCCTACGGATGGAACTTTTGACCAGCTCGCGCCGGTTAAAAGATTACTCCGTCTTATAAAGGATGATACTGTGGTATACTCTTATGACCTGTCGGCGGCGACTGACCGGTTGAGTATCAAAGCCCAAATGCTTCTGCTGTCAGGTGTGTTCGGGCCAAAGTTTTCTGTGGCTTGGAAGCGCTTGTTGGTGAACCGTACTTACTGGGTGTGGGATATACTCCCATCTGGTAAGCCGGGTCATGTTCCCTTACGATATTCGCAGGGACAACCAATGGGCGCGTACTCGTCATGGGCGATGCTGGCCTTGACACATCATGCGATGGTTCAGTACGCAGCATATAAGGTAGGGATAAGAGGTTGGTTTGACCGGTACGCGGTTCTCGGTGATGACATAGTCATTGCCGATTGCCGTGTTGCCTCATCCTACACAGAGGTGTGCAAACATCTTGGTGTGGAGATCGGGATCGCCAAGTCGTTGATTTCAGAGGGTAAAACCCTCGAGTTTGCGAAGAAATTCTTCAGAAATGGGGAAGATCTAAGCGGGCTCCCTGTCGCTTTCTGGGCTGCTGCCCGGAAAACGATGGGTGTCGCTCATGCCTTGTCGGCCTGGTATCCTACCGGGACTATGTACAACTTTGTGCGGGCTCTGGGGGCCGGTTTCAAGGGCCCGTCAGCTCTGGGATCGCACTGGGGTAAAATACCCTTGAGACTTAGAGTACTGGCGGTATTCCTGACTCATCCTTTAGGAGGAGGGAAGTTCGCTTTTAAAGAGTGGGCGGAGTGGCTGTGGAGCTGGGGACCCATGGACTCCAAGATTAGTTCCCTTGGAGACCTGCTAACCCAGTTCACGCCTTTTGCAACAGGAATGTTGGAAGAGGTAGTGGCGCCTTGTGAGCGAGTCTTGGATAGCTACCAGGAAGATTTATTCTTCACGGAGAGCGTCCAGGATCCCGCAGCGAGAGCCGCGATAACACGGTCAAACCGCATGCTCAATGAAGCGTTGGACTCTCTAACGAAGGCTGAGAAGTCTCTTAAACATCTGCAGCGCCTCAATATCAAGTTCATGCTCCACCAAGTTTCAGCGATTTTGACGCAAGTCATGCGCTCGCTTGGTAAGTGTGAGCTTGTGGCGTCACCTCCCGTACGGATGATGGTGAAGAAGAACGAGGACCAATTGGCGATTAACGTCGCGGATAACTACCGCGTATGGCATCGTCTACGTTCTCGTGTCCTAAACCACGCAAGCCGGAAGGTTGGTGCGCAGGAATTAAGAGGATAACCTAACACACGCGATGCAAGTCCCCTCATCAGGGACCTTCGCGTTTCTCAAATGAGTAAGCGAGCCGCTGCTCAGAGGCATCTCCAAACACAATTGTAAGACCTGGGGAACTACCCTGGGTACTTGCAAAAATAGTTTAGCGCTCTCTTAGCGTAGTGGCTCCGGAAGTACCACCTCACGGTGGGGGGTCCGGGCAAGCCAGTCCAGTGTCGGG